TGCGGACGTAGTAGACGACGCCTGCGCTGGTGCCTCCTGGGTTGACCGAGCCCTCAACAACGATCTTGTCGCCGTTGCTCAGGCCATGCGCGGTTGCCGACGTAAGCAGGAGATCAGTGCCAGACTGCGACCCAGTGACGTCTAGCTGACCCGGAGTCGATTCGCCCTCAGCAAACCAAGCCTCGGCGGTCGTGTTGAGCAGCGTCCCGCCATCCGTGTGAAACCGGAAGTAGCCCGCTCCAAGTTCGATGACATAGGTCTGGTCAACCGAGAACGTGAACGGGATCAGCCGCGTCTTCTTGGTGCTGTCCTTGACCTCTCGAACAAGACCAAACCCGGGCCGGTTCTGTGCTGGACCCTGCGGCTTCGCGATGAAGTTCCGCATCTTGGCCGCGCCGGTCTGGTAGCGGATGTCGTCGATGCGCCCGAACATCTCCGGGCTGACTTCGCCGCCAGCGAACGAACGCAGGTAGTTGCGGGTGTTAGGCATCAGCGATTAGCCATCCAGGTCACGATGTGCTCGGGCTTCGTGTTGCTTTGGATGCTGTCCGATCGACGGGCTTCACCGAGGTAGAACGCCATCATCTGGGCACACCGCTTGGCCTCGGCCGCGCCTTGGTCGCCCTTGATAATCGGGCCAGCAAGCATCCCGGCAAGATGCCAAGACAGGGCCATGATGAACGTCGGCGAGAACTTGGTCGTGTCCGTCACCTTGGCGACGTAGCGGACCTGCGCTGAGTCTTGGTCAGTGCGGATGACCTTGTTGCCATCACCGTTCAGCTCAACCGTGTAGCGACGCGGGACATACTGTCCGGCAGCGATGGTTGGCGCAGTGATGACGTTGTCAGCCGGAGCGTAGCGCGTGCTGTAGTCGTCTTCGTTCTCGTCACCTTGGACGGCAACGATCGTCAGCAGGTCTGCCGGGGCTGCATACACGTAGTCCCATTCCGGGATCGTGCCGGACACAGCAGACAGCGCAGAGCGACGCATGGCGAAGTTCCATGGGTGCTGCTCTAGCAAGGTGTCTCTGGCAATCGGATAGAACCGAGCGCAGTGAGCAGACTGCGCCGACCCATCGGGTGGCGAGATGCTAGAGACGTTAGCTACGTCACCGAGGTGACCGAGTGCAAGGTTGCAGATGTCAACGGCTGAGGTCATAGATCACCTCGGTGAGTAGCACGTCAGGATTGAGTCTTGCGCGGACGCCCGGGCTTGCGCTTGGGCGGAGTCTCCGCGACCTCTTCGGCAACCGGCTCCTGAGCTTGCGGCTCTTCAACCACAGGCTCAGGTGCTGGCGGGTCCAAGGGCTTCAGATACCACGGGGCATCACCCTCAAACTCAACAACGTCGCCGGGCCGACGGATCAAACCGCCGACCAAGCAACGTTCCTTGACTTCGTATCTAGGCATCACCTAGTTCAGGCGACCGTGAAGCCAGAGTCGTAGAACTTCATGCCGTCCTGGATGTCCAGAACAAGGTCAGCAGTGACTGCACCAGCGGTGGCGCTGGAGCCACCAACGGTGTAGCGAGCGCCAAGATACTGCTTTCCGGTGCCAGCAATTTCCGGCGGGATGCGAAGCGCATACTGCTTTCCAGCGGCAAGGCCTCCGCTCGCAAGCGTAATCGCGCCGGTGGTCGCAATAGACGTGTGCGAAGAAAGGTCTGCGTTGGCCGAGGTCACAATCTCAAACGTGAGATTGGTCAGCGTAAGGAACGTGGTGTTCACAGTGAAAACCACGTAGACCTCACGTCCCTCGCCAACGTCGCGGGTGCGAACAAGAGTGGTGGACGAAGCACCCGGGCCACGAATCGTATCTTCCTGCCCGATACGAATCTTGTCGGTAGAGTAGGCGCTGGCAGTGACCGCCTGGGCGTTAGACAGCCGCAAAAGTGCGTCAGTAATCATGTGAGTGTCTCCTTGTTTGTGTGTCTTTGATCACGGATCAGGCAATTAGAGCTTCCGTGCTGGTGATGGCATCAACCCGACGGATGGGAATGCCGAGGAAGGTCAGGTAGCTCTGAGCCGTGCCGAACTGCGTGGTCGCAGGCTGAATCGCAAGGACGCCCTGCGACTTGTCCATCGCCATGTTGGCAAGCGCCGAGTGAACCGTGCGGTTCATGTAGAAGACCGGACGACCCATGGCGAGGTTCGGGATCTTGTAGGTCGCCCTAGTCATCGCCTTCAGGATGTTGGTGCTAGCCGTAATCGACTGCGAGTTGGAGAGTTCCAGCAGGTCGTCAATGTCTACGTTTGCAACGCGGACGACGTAGCGCCAATCCTTCACAACCAGACCAGTCTTCCACTGGTAGCGCGTGGCGTAAGCCTGCATCCGGTTCGCGCCGTCGTAGACGGTCTGCTCGCCGAGGTCTTCGTGCATCAGCCCAGCCTTCGACCCCTTCGGGAACGGGCAGTAGACGGTCTGATCGCCCCAGACGACAAGATAGATCGAAGTCTGCTTGTCTGGGGTAGGCGTGGCATCCTTGCAGTCGATGATGTTGGCGACGTTATCCGCCGACAGCGATCCGTATCGCTTGGCAAGACCAAGGAACTGCTTGGGGTCAACCGAAGGGTCACCATAGAACATGGTGTCAGCCATCGTCTGGTTCATCGCCTCCAGGAAGGCGGTGTCCTCAGACAGNCGGAACTGAGCCGTGTTCCCGTTCAGCATCGCAAGGTCCTTGTCGACCTCGCTACGCGCTTCCAGGATCGCACAGGCTTCGTCGACCTGCGCGGTCGTCGACTTGCTGTTCGGGATACCCTGGTTCAGCGCACGCCAGTAGACGGTCGGCAGACCAGTCCGGATGATGACGCGCTCACCAGTGGGCAGGTTGCCCTCCTTCATCACGCAGTCCGAAAGGATTTCGTTGCTCTGCGAGAGAAGCTCGGCGACGACCGGGACTCGGCCGTCCGGATCCACACGCTTTGCCCAGTCAAGCAGCGTGAGGTTGCTAGTGCTCAAAGTTGCCATTCAGTGGCTCCTGTCAGTTGGTAGGGTTGGAGTACAGCGCAGCCGCGTAGCCAGCGAAGTCAGTCGGGGCAGACTTGTCGCCCTTCGTGTTTCCGCCAGCAACAAACGAGTCTTCGCTGATGCTTTTGCCAGCTCTGTAGAACGCCCGGATCAACTCCGGGTGACTCCCCAGACCTGACTGGTCCAAAAGCGCACGCAGTTCAGGGGTGCCGAACGCATCCAAGGCCTTCTTTGCAACGGCCAAGTTCTCGTTCAGCTTGTCGCCACCGAACTCCTTGTCGGACACAGAGGCATCACGCCACTGCTTGGCGACATCTTCGACATACTTGCTCTGCTGCTCGGCAAGAGCAGGGGCAACCTTGTCCAAGACCTTCTGCGCGGCTTCCTGAGACAGATCAAGTTCGCGGGCGACCTCCCCGTATGCCTGCAAAACATCGGGGTCGAACTCCTTGTCATCGGGTGCCTTGAACTCGTAAGTCTCCGGCGCTCCTAGATTCGGGTTCTTTTGGGCGTCTGCGGACTCTTCAGCCGACTGAGCGTCCTGCTCTTCCGACTGGATCGGAGCCTCTTCTGCCTGCTCTTGGGTTGCCTGACTCTCATCCTGAGAGCCAAGCAGGGTCGAATCGGCCGACGACTGGTTGGTGTCTGCGTCGTCAGCTGTCATCAGAGTTTCTGTAGTCATCGGTGTTCTCCTTCACCATTGAGGGGTAAAGCTCAGGACACTGAGAGTGGATGAGGGAAAGCGTCCTGTTGCCAAAGTTGCGATTGCCCTCAGAGAAGGCCATCTGCATCGCGTTCGTGTTGAACGACAGCCGGAAGACACCCGACTGTTCAAGCAGCCGCCAAAGGATGCGGCGACCGCGCTTGCTGGACATGAGCCAACGGACATCGGCTTCTTCGCTCTCCTGAGCGACACGCTCACGCTGCGCCTTCTCGGACGCTGCGCGTTCTTGCTGCCTGATGTCTGTTGGGTCGTAGTCGGTCATACCGGCTCCGCCACCTGCACTTGCTGCAAGCCCATACGCGAAAACGCGGTAAATGGCTCCTGCATCGTCACGTCGGCAGCCGCGAACAG